GGTCGTGTCGTCGATTTGCTGGGTCGAGCTCTTCGACTGCGGAATGCCCTGGTAGAGCATGCCCCAGGTGACGGTCGGCAGCCCGGTGCGGATGGTGTGGCGGTGATAGGTGCCCATATTGGCCTCAGCCGTCACCGCATCCTCCATCAGCGGATTGAGCTGGCGCAGCACCTCGATCACCTCGCCGATCTGCGCGTTGGTGCCGCCGGTGCCCTTGTAGAGGTCGATCAGGCTGAGAAACGTGTTGCCAATGGTAGCCATAGTCTATGTCCTTTCCCGAGGCGATTTCCCCTCTGGGAACGCCGCTAAAATGAGAGATTCCGGAAATGTTGCCTTCAGGCCGTCAGCCCTTGGGTGCGTCATTGGGGTAGAGCGTCTCCGCCGTGTCCCGTCGTGAAGAGGTGCCGCCGGTGCCCCGCACGAAATCACCATCCTCGCCGATCGCCCGGCCGACCTTGGCCCAGGCGCGGATCATCTCCGGATGGTTGCCGAGCCCGCTCTCGTCGAGCAGCACCCGGAACGGCGATCCCTTGGGAAAGCCGAGATTGTCGAGCGCGAACGCGCCCTTCGCCAGCGTCTGCTTCCAGTTCGCGCCGCCGATCTCGCGGTCGGCCATGGCGGTGTCGAGCCAGGCCTTGCGGTCAGCGCGCACCTGGCTGAGGATCTGCGCATTGAGCTTGTCCGAAAGGCCGGCGGCGAACTTCGCCGCGACGGGCATCAGCTTGTTGGCCTGCTCGTTCGACAGGCCAAGTTCCTTGAACACCGGCGTCGCGGCGGCGAGCGCCTGCGGGTCGATCGTGAAGCCGCCGGGCGCCTCGAGTTCATAGGCCTCGGGAACCTCCTGGCTGCCCTCGCCCTCAAACTCGTCGCCTTCCTGCTCGACCAGATCGTCCTGCGTCTCGCCGGTCTCGAATGTTGAAGCATCGAGCGCGTTCGCACCCTCGGGCGCGTCGGGCTCAATCCCCGTTTCGAAGCTCTGCGTAGATGTCGTGTCGTCGATCAATTGCTGTCTCCTTGTGCGCTGACTGCACCTGTTCGCGCAGAGTTTGAATCAAGGTCTGGGCGGGAATCCCCGAGGGCGAGGGCAGCGGCTGGACCTCATCGAGGCTGCGCAGCATCTCGAGCGCGAGGCTCCGCCGCCCCTCGAGGAAAAGGTTGCGTCCGTCGGCGGCACCGGCGGTGGTTTCGAACACCCCGCCGGCCTGGATCATGGCAAACAGGAAGCGCCGAAATGCCGCGGATTCGAGCAGGGTGAGCTTGTCGGCGCGGTCGATCACTTTTCCCTCTCCCCCTGTGGGAGAGGGAGGGAGGAGCGAAGCGACGGAAGGGTGAGGGGAATGAGGCTCGAGACTTGAGTCCCCCTCACCCTTCCCATCGCTACGCGATGGGCCCCTTCCCTCTCCCACAGGGGGAGAGGGAGAAATAATTCGCTCCCGTTCACTGCCCGCCACCGACGCTAGGAACCAGCCCCGCCAGCCCGCCATTCTGCGCCGCCTCGCTCAGCAATCGCGCCGCATCGGCCCCCTGCCGCGCCGGCCCGGCCATCGCCGCGAGTTTCGCGCCCTGCTCCGCCTGCGCCCGTTGCTGCCTGAGCCCTTCCGCTTCATCCACCGATCGAATGATCCGCGGCGGCGCGCCGGCGCGATCGGCATAGTCATCGACGATCGCATCGACATCGAGCCGGTCGCCGGCCTCGGGAAACTGCCCCGCCAGATTGCCGATGAACGACACCGTCCGCTCGATCTGGCCGAGCCCGACCATCCTCTGCATCTGCGCGAGGATGCTCACGAAATCGACCTTGATCGGCTGGCCCTGCAGATGCTCCGGCGCCGGCGGCAGCAATGCCTTGCGCGCCATGATGCCGAATGCCCGGTCGATCGCGACCTCGAGCTTCTCGCTGTTCACCCGCTCGATCACCGGCCCGAGCTGAGTCAGCTTCTCCTCGTTGCGGCTGGCGATCTCCTCGATATTGCGCGGCTGCACGCCCCGCATATTGGTGATCGCCATGAACAGATCGGCATAGGTCAGCCGGTCGACCGCCTCGCCACAGCGCTGAACATCCTCCACGATCGCGCCGATCGCGGCGGGGTCCATCTTGTAGGGCACGATCACGCCCGCCGCATCGACCTGGCTGGCCGTCACGATATTCCCGGCCTGCCCCGTCAGCTTGACCGAGGCGGGCACGATCTTCTCGGGACGGACCAGGAACTCGGTCGCCTGCGTCTTGCGCCGCGTCTGCAACTGCAACTCGCGCAAATCGGGCAGCGCATCGAAGCCCGGCGAGGTGCCATAGGTATCGCCGCCGATCGTGTCCCAGCGCGGCGCCCAGAAGGGCTGTTCCTCATAGCCCTGGACGCGCAGCATCCGCTCGCAATCGCCGTCATTCTCGTCCCAATAGGCTGAGCGCCAGGGCTTGCCCGACGCGGTCTTCAGCCCCTCGACGCGATCCTTGTTGGGCTCGATCGCGTGCATGACATTGACCTGCTGGTCATAGCGCCCGCTCGCATGGGCGTTCCGCACGAAATCGCTCGCCCCGTCGAGCCCGAACGCCTGCACCACCTGGTGCACGGTCATCGGGCAACGCCGATAAAGCGTGTCCGGCACGCTCGCATCGGAGAGCGCCAGCCAATATTCGCCCGCGGTCATCGCATGGCAGACGGCGCCCGCCTGCCAATGCTCGACCATCACGCACGCCTCGGTGCCGAACATGCCCATTTCGGCATATCCGGATTTCATCGCGCCGTAGAAATTGGTGCCGGCGAGAAAGGCGTAGATCCGCCGCTCGACCTCGGCCAGCCAGTTGCGCACCGCTGCATCGCCCGCGAGATCCGCGTCGAATGGTGCCAGCCGGAACCAGGGCCGGGACGGCGAGGAAAGTCCGCTCGTCATCCCCCCGGTAAGCGTCCGGAAGCTCAATATGCCATGGCTGTTGTAGACTTTCAGGTTAGTGCGCTTGAAATTGCGGTTCTGTTCGCTGTTGAGGAAGCGCGAATGCGAGGGCTGTGCGTACAGCGCGATCTCCCGCCATTCCTCCTCATAAGGCCGCCGCGCCGCCTTGAGCGCGCCGAGCCGGCGGCTGCACCGCTCCTTGAGGGTAAGCGTCATATCAGCCCCCCAAGGCGCTGGTGGTGGCCGGGCCCGCACCGAGGCCGAGCGCGCCGGTATAAGCCGTCGCCATCATCGCGCGGCGTCGTCGGATCTCGTCATCGATGCGGGGAGCGGTTGCGCCATTGTCCGGCAGCTTGAGGGCCTGCCGTTCAGGGATGGTGGTTGCCTTGGGCATTTTGGGTGTACACATGCATGCCGATTAAGCCCGCCGCGCTTGTGGTTGAATCAAACTGGCGGTCCGGTCCGATCAACCTTGCCACCCCGGCGCTTTCCTCACACGATGTGAGCAATCTGGGGGGAAATGGCATGACTGAAGAATTCGGGACACCGGTGCCCCCATGGGACAAGGAGGACGAGCCACCCGCGCCGCCTCACATCCCCACCACGCCCTTCGCCGCGATCATTGGCGGCATGATCCTGCTGTTCGCGCTCGGCTTCTTCATGCCGAACATGGCCAGGTTCCCAACCGACCTGGGCTCAGTGGAGACCTTGACCATCGCCGTGACCATTGTCCTCTGGTTAGTCGGTTTCGTCCTGATCTTCCGTCGCGCCACCACCGGCTGGATCGCCGGCTCGTTCTTTTTGATACTGCTCGCAGCAATGCTCGGCACCAATGCCGGCGTTACGAGGGCAAAGCGGGAGAGGCAGGCGGACAACCTCGCCTTTGCCAGCATAGAAAGGCGACCCGATGGCTCGTTCGGCCTGCCCGACGGCGTCGAACCCGGCCCGATGACGCGAGATGCTCTCGCACACGCCAACCAGGTCGTCGCGATCGCGCGAGACAGCGAGGACAAGATTGCCGCTCTTGGCATCCACCGACTAACCAATGCTGACGAGGTCACACGCGATCCTGAACTGCTCCGGGATTGCGATCGTTTCCCTCGCGCAAAGGCGATCGTCGACGATGCGGCCATAAAGCTGACCGCCACACACGCAAAATTCCGGATTCCAATTCCCGGAAATGGCCTGGACGACGGGGAGCGACTGGCTTTCCAAACGCAGGAGGCTGCCCGCGACGCCAGGGTTGCGGCGAAGCTCAAGGCCCAGACAGCGAACTATCACGACCTCCTCAATATTTCAGGCGAAATGTGCCGCATCCTCGCGACAACGCAGTGGCAGGACGTGGACGGAGCGTATCGTTTCACCAATCGCGCCGACATGCTCCGCTTTGACGATTATCAATCGCGACGGGCGGATCTGGAGGCCTGGGCGGAGCAGTCGATACAGGCCAGCATGCAACAAATCGAGGATACCAAGCGCCGAATGCGCGACGACATTCCCGAATGATTGCGCAAAGGCGCGGACGTGAAAGATTATGCGATCATCTTCGGAGCGGCGGTTTGGGAGAATGGCCGGCTCAGCCCCACGCTTCGCCGCCGCGTCCAGGGCGCTCTGGCCTGGGCGGAGGCCCACCCGGAAGGCCTGCTCATTCCCACCGGCGGCATTGGCCCATCCGGCCTGACCGAAGCCGAGGCAATGCAACGCGATCTCCTGGTCGCCGGCATCGCACCGGAGCGCGTCATCCCCGAAACGCAAGGCCGCGATACGCTTGAATCGGTCCGGCTGTGCGACGCCATCCTGCGCCGGCGCGGCGATTGCGCCAGCGTCGCCATCTGCACCAGCCCGTTCCACCAGCCGCGCTGTGCTCTGCTCTTTCGCCTGCTCGGCTATCGTGTCGAGAGACCGTCCATGCCCTCCGATCGCGGCCGCGTGCTCAGGCGAAAATACGCGCGATATGTCCTGAAGGAGATTGTCGCGACGCCCTATGACGCACTGCTCCTCCTCACGCGGCCCCGGCCCTGATGTAACACCCGGTCGCGCGACTGTTCGAACCGCCGTGCGTCGGACGCTGGCGAGCGCCTGCGGAAAACCGTTCATTGTCATCCCTTTGAAACCGAAGAGTCACGGGAACACCATTGTCCTGATGCACTGGGGCGCGTCGCAGCGACCGCTGCATCAAGGGGAACACCGTGATCAGATTCACTTCCAGCATGCTCGCGCTTGCGGGCGCGCTTCTCTACGCCAACGCGGCCCATGCGCAGACTGCCGAAGTCAGCAGCCCGGACGCCGCAGCCGGCGGCGGCGACACCGCGTCCAGTGCGACCTCGGACATCGTCGTCACCGCCAAGCAGACCCGTTCGGCCACCGCGCTGCCGGGAACCGAAATCCAGAAAATCCTGCCCGGCGTTTCGCCGCTGAAGGCGATCCAGACGCTTCCCGGCGTGCTGTACATCACGGCCGATCCCTGGGGCTACAATGAGCAGAACGCCCAGATCTTCATCCACGGTTTCGCCGGCAATCAGCTCGGCTACACCATGGACGGGATCCCGCTCGGCGATCAGAGCTATGGCAACTACAATGGCCTCTCGCCGCAGCGCGCGGTAATTTCGGAGAATGTCGGCCGCGTCGTCGTCTCGGCGGGCGCCGGCGATCTCGCCACCGCGTCGAACAGCAATCTCGGCGGCACCGTCGAGACCTATTCGTCCGATCCGCTAGGCCGTCTCGGCATCCAGGCCTCCCAGACCTTCGGCAGCTTCGACACATCGCGCAGCTTCGTGCGGATCGACAGCGGCACCTTCTGGGGCAGCAACTCAGCCTATATCTCGGCGGCGCGCCAGCATGCCCGTGCCTGGGATTTCAACGGCGTCCAGGGCGGCTACCAGGCCAATGCCAAGTTCGTCCATGACGATTCCCTCGGCAAGCTGACGCTCTACTTCGACTATAATGACTTCACCCAGCCGAACGAGGACGCGACGACCTTCTTCAAGCCCTCAGCCGGCAACACGGCCACCGCGGTGCAGCTCTACACGCCCTATACGAAGCCATTCTTCTATCCGGACTTTAGCGACTATCGCACCAATTACCTGAACGCGTTTGGCAATTCGCCAGCCGCCGTGGGAGGCAATTACCGCAATTATTATTCGGACGCGCAGCGCACCGATTATCTCGGCTATGCGCGCTATGATCTCCACATTTCGAAGAACGTCACTTTCTCCACCACTGGCTATGCCCATCACAATGATGGCGTCGGCGTCGTCGCCGGTCCGCTCGGCCAGTCGATCACGACCGCCCAGCCCTATCTCGATCCCAATTATGCCAGCCTGCCGACCAATTGCCGGTTCGGCGCCAACGCGAACGGCGTCCGTCCCACTGCCTGCACTGGTCTGACCGATGCCCAGGCGGCGGCGTCGGGCGCAGCGCTGGTCGCGGCCACCGGCGGCTCCGGCCTGATCACTCGCACGACGGAATATCGCATCGATCGCTTCGGTGTGATTTCGGCGCTCACCGCGGATCTCGGCAACCACAAGATCGAGCTTGGTGGTTGGTTCGAGCACAACAGCACAACTCAGTGGCGCCGCTGGTATGCAGTCTCAGCCAGCAATCCGGCATTGAGCTCACCCTATATCCGCCCGCTCTCGGTCGCCCAGCCGCTTTTCACCCAATATCAGGGTGAGGCGCGGATCAACGAGCTCCAGCTCCATCTTCAGGATAGCTGGCAGGCGACCGACAAGCTGCTCGTCCAGGCCGGCTTCAAGACGAGTGCTCAATGGGCCGAGGGCCGCTTTCCGGTCCAACCCGTGGCGGGATCGCTATCGGGCCTGACGGGCGGATTGCCGCAGGGCAAGATCGACACGCTGCGCTGGTTCCTGCCGGCGGTCGGCGCGACCTATGATTTCAACGGCCACGAACAGCTCTATTTCAACGTGCAGGAGAATCTGCGGCAATATCCGGCCTATCTGGCGGGCGGTGGTGGCCCCTGGTTCACCGGCAGCCAGGCGGCCTTCAACGCCTTTGCCGATCAGGGCAAGCCCGAGAGCAGCTGGACCTATGAAGGCGGCGTGCGCACCCACCGCAGTTTCGCGTCCGGGATCGGTTTCGAAGCCCAGCTCAACTATTATCACGTCGTCTTCAACAACCGCCTCCTGGCGATTTCGACCAATCCGGGAGGGATCGCCGGCGGCGGCATCACCGGGGGCACCTCGATCCTAGTCAATGTCGGGGATGTTCAGACCAACGGCGTCGATGCCGCGTTCACATTTCGCGTCGGCCGGGGCTTC